GTGGGAGATGTCGAATCATGCTTGCCAGATTCTGATGTTTCTGAATTTGGTCGTATGGCTCGACTTTTGTTTGGAGATGTTTTCACACATGTAGATCGTAAGATCTATGATGGTGAAATACTACCCAAGCACGGTCCTGGTGCCGTCGCAGATAAACTTACCAGTAATGGTAAGTATTCTACCCGGTACTGGACCGATCGCCTTGAGGAGGTCTTCCATGTTGGAGACTTTCTCTTTCCGAATCTTCGGTTTGTTTCCGAGGAGTCGTATGGCGATATCCCATTCCTAGAACCTGGCGCCGAGTTACCCGCTAGGGTAATCTCAGTTCCTAAGACGCAGAAGACACCTCGTATAATTGCCATTGAGCCTTCCACTGTACAGTATGTACAGCAAGGATTGCTTGAGGTGATCAACGAGAAGATCCATTCGACATTTTTGAATGGATTGATCGGAACCAAAAGTCAAGTTCCTAACCAGAACTTGGCCAAGGAAGGTTCTCGTAACAGAGACCTTGCCACACTCGATTTGAGTGAGGCCTCCGATCGTGTGTCTTCTAAGCTCGTTCGTGAGATGCTTCGAAAGCATACCCTTTGCCAAAGGGCAGTTTTCGCTTGCCGCTCTGAACGGGCCTCTGTTCCTGGTCAAGGAGTAATATCCTTGAACAAGTTCGCGTCTATGGGTTCCGCTCTTTGCTTTCCCTTTGAGGCTATGGTCTTTTTGACCATTATCTTCTTAGGGATTGAGAAAGAGCTAGGACACCGGTTTACCAAGAAATCTGAATTTTCTGATTTCATTGGTAGGGTGCGTGTCTATGGGGATGATATAGTTATCCCCGTCGATTATGTGCATACCGTTGTCGACCTTCTTGAGCACTTTGGTGCAAAGGTTGGTCGCCCTAAGAGCTTCTGGAACGGTTCGTTCCGGGAGTCTTGCGGGAAGGAGTATTACGATGGCCATGACGTTTCCATTGTCAAGGTCCGTCGTTTATTTCCTTCACATCGGCAGCAGGTTGCTGAGGTGGTGTCATTGGTCGAACTCCGTAACCAAATGTATCAATTTGGTAATTGGGGTTTGACTTCATGGCTTGATGGAAAGGTTCGTGAAGTTCTTCATTACTTCCCGAACACTCTTCCTACCAGCTCAGCGTTGGGTCGTCACTCCTTTCTTGGTTATGTTTCTGAGAAAGAGGATGAGCACCTTCATAGGCCCTTGGTTAAGGCCCATGTGGTGTCTTCCAATTCTCCTCGAGATCCTCTCGAGGGCTCTGGAGCCCTGCTCAAGTTCTTCCTCAAGCGTGGCGTAGAACCCACGTTTGATGAGAGGCACTTGGAACGTGCTGGACGTCCTCGTACCGTCTACATCAAAACGAG